GACGCGCCGCGACCTTGGACCCGAACTCCACGACCGCCTATTTCGAATGGTCGATGAACGAAGACGACGACCCCTACGATCCAGCCTCGTGGGGGTTCCACCCCGGCCTCGAAGGGCTTATTACCCTCGATGATCTTGCCGAGGAAGCAAAACCCGAAAACAATAGCCATGCGGATTTTCTACGCGGCTTTATGAATATCCCCACGAAATACAGTGAGAAAACCGTCATCAATGTAGAGAAGTGGGAAAAGGGCACAGTCGAATTCACCGAGGACATTAATATTCGTGAATGGACGTTGGCCTATGACGTGGCCATTGACGAATCCTACGCGAGTGTCTACCTGGCCAAACGGTCTGGTGCGCGGATCGACCTGGTCATGTTCGAACAGCGGGAAGGATCGAGTTGGCTCACGCCGTGGCTGCTCGAACTGCTCAAGAAAACCCGCCCCAAAGCCATGTACGCCGATGACGGGGGACCAGCCCGCCTGGTGACCGCCCGCCTGGCCACCAAAGGCCACCGCGTGACCGTGCTCGACGGACGTGCGTCCGCGCTGTCGTGGGCATCGTTCAAGGAACACGTCGAACTGGGCGTGCTCGCGCATTGTGATTCGACGCAGATCACCGAGGAAATCAAATACGCCGTCGAAACCTATGCGGGGGACGTGGCCACCCTCTCGCGTCGCCGCTCGCGCTCGGCGATCCCCTCGCTGATAGCCGCACACGTCGCCACCTATGGCGCGGGCAAAAACATCGGTTTGCAGATGTGGTGACACGCCGACCCCTTGACAAAGGTTGATTAAACGATCAAAGTTGACGACATGATCAACTGGGTTGAACGTACTGCCGCGTGGCTGGGTTTCACGCGCTCCGAGAGTGAAAAAGACCCGCAGGCGGGGATCAAGCCGCCACCACGCACCCCAGCCGGTTCCAGCCCACTCGGCTTGGGCGCGGTATTCCGTGCCGTGCAGGTCTTGACCACTGCTGGTGGGCAACTCTCGCTGGATTCGTACCAGCGCACGACCGGGCAAGTGGTCCCGGTCCAGCCCTCTATCGTGCGTAAGCCGGACACGGCGATCAGCCGGTCCGAGTGGATTCAAACTGCGATCATGAACCTCGCGTTGAACGGCAACTTGTTCGTGCGTAAGAACACCGGGCCGGACGGGTCGATCTTGACCGCCGAGGTACTGCCCGCCCATGAGGTCCAGGTCTACAAGGATGACCGAGGCCGCATCCGGTATGGGTACAAGGGTGACGAGTACACACCGACCCAGATCGTGCACGCTAAGTTCGTGCCGGTTCCTGGCCGCAAGCGGGGCCTGGGACCTATCGAGGCGGGCACCCCAGAGTTGCGCGGCGCAATGGACCTACGCGACTACACCTCAAACATCTTCCGCGACGATGACGTACCTAGTGGCGTGCTCTCAACGGACCAGCAACTCAACGGTGAGGATGCCCAGGAATACAAGACACGCTGGGTCGATACCGCTGACGGTAAGGTGCGCGTGCTCGGCCACGGCCTGAACTACACGCCGATCATCATGACCCCGAAGGTCGCCCAGTACGTCGAAACCCGCCAACTCACCGTCTTGGATGTGGCCCGCCTGCTCGGTGTGCCCGCCTCGCTGATGCTTGCAGCGGTCGAAGGCTCTGGCATGACCTATCAGAACGTCGAGCAGGAATGGATCGGCTTCACCCGGTTCACGCTCATGGCCTACCTCAAACCGATTGAGGACCTGCTGACGGACCTGGTGCCTGGCACCCAGGAAGTGCGCTTCAACGTCGAAGCCCTCCTACGCTCTGACACCAAGACCAGGTACGAGACGTACAAACTCGCGCTGGATGGTGGGTGGATGCACCCAGACGAGCCACGCGACATCGAGCACATGCCACCGCGCACCGACCTACCCGCCCCGAAGGAAACCCATGTCAACGAAACTGCTTGAACGCTCCCTGTTGATCCGTGAGTTCAACGAGGAAACCCGTGAATTCACCGGCTTGGCCGTCCCGTACGAGTCGCCCACCGTGATCAATGACTGGTGGATGGCCACCGAGTACGAGGAATCCTTTGCGCGTGGCGCAGTCCAGGACTCCGAGGGCGCAAAGATTTTCTGGCAACACCGCGAATCCATCGGCAAAGTCATCTCCGCCCGCGACACCGACGAGGGCTGGGAGATCACCGGCTACCTGTCGCGCACGGCTCGTGGCGATGAAGCCTACACCCTCCTGCGTGACGGCGTAATCGAACATCTCTCGGTTCGGTTCAAGTCCCTTGAGCACACCGAGGTTCCGGCCACCAAGGACCAACTGACCCAGATTATCCGCACCAAGGTTCTCGTGCGCGAAGTGTCCCTCGTGGACTTCCCCGCCTACGAGGGCGCAACTGTCAGTGCCGTTCGCTCACAATCCGCACCACCCACCACCACCGAAATGGAGAACACACGCATGGACCCCGAAACCCTCGCCCCGCTGCATGAAGCAATCGAAGACCTCAAGCGCGGTCAAACCCTGCTGACCCAGCAAATCGACACCGCCAGCGCAACCGATGTTGCGCCACTATCCCAGTTCCGCAGCGCTGGTGAGTTCCTCAAGGCCGCTATCGCACCAGACGGTGACGAAGCCCGCGCCGAGTACACCGAAATGATGGCTCGCGCCTATGAGGGCGCTACCACCGATAACTCGATCCTCCTGCCGACCTGGGTAGGCGACCTGACCCGTCTGATCGACACCCCGGACCCGCTCAACGGCATCTTCTCCACCGGCGCGCTACCCGCCCAGGGAATGAGGCTGGAATACGGTCAACTCGAATCCGATTCGAGCGCCGTGGACGAGCAGGAAAACGAAGGCGACGACCTCACCTATGGTGAAATCGCGCTGACCACCGAGACTGCCGACATCAAGACCTACGGTGGATACACCGAACTGACGCGCCAGACCATTGAGCGCTCCAACGTGAACTACCTCGACCACGCGTTGCGTGCCCTCGCGCTGGCCGCAGCGCGCCGCAAGATCACCAACAAGCGCGCCCAGTACGCTAACGCGGTCGCCGCCCAGATCACCGCAGGCAACACCGTGGATGCTGGCGCAGGAACCTACGTGGACTGGGTAGGTGCTCTGGTAGACGGCGCGGAAAAGTTCGTGGACCTGGGTCTGGCCCTGGAACACCTCGTGGTCTCCAAAGGCATCTTCAAGGAACTGGCCGCGCTCACGGATACCGCAGGTCGCCCGCTGCTGACCGTCCGCAACGACGGCACCAACAGCGTGGGAACTTTGAACCCGACCGGACTGTCTGCGAACCTTGCCGGGGTTGAGGTGCGCGTCAACCTCAAGCAGGCCGCACCAGGTGCAGCGCTGACCAACCGCCTCGCCCTGCGCGAGTACTCCAGCCCCGTTGTCTCGCTCCAAGACGAGAACATCATCAACCTGTCCAAGGCGTTCTCGCTGTACTTCTACGCAGCGTTCGCCCACGAAATCCCCGGCGCTATCGTGCCGGTCACCCTCGACTAATGGCACTGCCCACAGTCGATCAGTTTCGCGCCTACATCGGGGACCAAGTGACCGATTCCGCGGTGCTCCAAGGGCACCTGGACGCAGCGCGGGACCTGGTGGACAAGTTCGTAGGACAAAACCAGGTGCCTGACCCGGTCATGGATCAGGCCTACCTGGAAACGGCCTCGAAACTCTCGGCCCGCCGTATCGCGACACCAGCCGCCTATGGCGGGATCACCGAGGGTGGGGCGGGTATCCCGGCCCCGCTCGATCCGATGATCACCACCTATCCGCTGCTACGGCGATGGGTACCGGCGTTCTGATGAAACTGACCTCAACGCGCCGTACCACCGCCCAGGTGATCGAGGACGAAACCACGATCCACACCCACGCGATGCTCCCACCCGCACTACGCCCACCGTGCGCGATCCTCGTGCCCGGTGACCCCTACGTCAGTGACGGGATGGTGTTCACCAAAGCGCTGATCACCTACGAACTGCGCCTCGTGGCACCGCAGACGCAGCAACCCGAAACCGCCCTCGATCAGCTCGAACAGATGGCGGAAACCGTGTTCGAGCACCTGGGCGATGACTACCGCCTCGCGCTCGGTGGCATCTCTGAACCCTATTCCCTGGTCATCGGGGGAGCCACCAGTTTTCCTGCCGTCTCCATCGGTGTGACGGTCGAAATCGACAGATAGAAAGGGCCGTACATCATGGCTGAATCAACCCGCATCAAGGGTAAATACCTCCTGATGAAACTGGGCACGCCCGGCACTGATTACAAGTGCGACGTGACCAGTTGGACGCTTGCACCAGGTGACCCAGACACCGACACCGTCACCTACTGCAACCCAGACGGTGAGACCCCGTGGACACTGTCTATGACCGCGATCCAGTCCACTGACACCGAATCGTTTTGGACCTACGCGTGGGAACAGTCCGGCGAAACTGTGCCGTTCACTGCCGCGCCGTGGGGTAACGCTGAACCTACCGATGACCAGCCGCACTTCATCGGCATGGTCAAGATCGGTCGCAAGCCCTCTATCGGTGGTGAAGCAGGCTCGCAGACCACTCACACGTTCGAGTTGGAGTGGGAAGTGGAAAGCGAACCGACCAAGGTCGGCGCTACCACCGAACCGTAATGTCTGACGCGTTCACTCTCGCAGCCGGTGACGGGGTACAAGTCCGCGTCACCGGCCTGCGCGACACCCTACGCGCCATGTCGCGTGCTGGCGCTGCTGCCGAGGACATGAAGGAAGTCATGCACTCACTCGGCATGATCGTGGTCCACGCGGCCCGCCCACCCACACGCTCCGGCGCTCTGGCGGGCACGATCCGTGCATCGAAGACCAAAACCAAAGCCGTGGTACGGGCCGGATACGCGTCCGTCCCCTATGCGGGGGTCATCCACTACGGGTGGCCTGCCCGCAACATCCCTGCAAACCCGTTCCTCGACCAAGCCCGCGCCGAGCAGATGCCCCGCATCCTGCGCGAGTTCGAAGCGGCCCTGATCGACATTCTTGACAAGGAAAAACTGACATGACACAGCCTCAGAAGATCAAGTTCTCACAACTCACCCTGGGTGAACTGTCCGTCCTGGAAAAGCAGGGCGGCTTTGACCTGGGCAACATCGGGGATTCGTTCACCTCCGCGCAAATGGCCGCACTGGCCTACATCTTGACCAAGCGGTTCGTGAACTCCCGGTTCACCTGGAACGAAGCACTCGGCTTGACCCTGGAAGACGCGCAAAACCTCATGGAAACCCACCTCGACAACGACGAGGCCGAGGAATCCGATGAGGAAGACCCAAAAGCACTGGATCAGATTCCCACATATCCACAGCCGCCGTTGCCCGCTGGATCAGAGTCAACCGATCCGGTGGACCTATCTCCTGGCGCGACTTCAATCGACTAACGATTGCCGATTACCAGGTTTTTGACGAACTCCTAGACACCCTCGAACAGGACTAACCATGGCGAACAAACACGCGATCACTATCGCGGTGCTGGCAGACACCAAGAACTTCGCCAAGTCCATGAAAAACCTGTCCACCGAAACCGGCCTGTCCAAGGTCGGCAACGGCGTGAAAAAGGTCGGTGGCTTTCTCAAGAAAGCCACCGGCGCTGCTGCCGGTCTTGCCGTGGCTATCGCTGCCGTGGCGATCAAGGGTGGCTTTGACCGTGCCATGAAGATCGAGGACGCCCGCGCTTCCCTCGAAGGTCTGGGCCACTCCACGAAATCCATCGACAAGATCATGGGCTCAGCCCTGGAATCGGTGAAGGGCACCGCGTTCGGTCTAGGCGATGCGGCCACTATCGCCTCGACAGCGGTGGCGGCGGGGATCAAGCCGGGGGAGAAACTGACCCGCACCCTGAAACTGACCGCGAACACCGCAGCCCTGGCCAAGGTTGGCCTGAATGAGATGGGGTCGATCCTCAACAAGGTCTGGACCGCTGGGAAGGTCTCGACCACTGAACTGAACCAGATAGCCGATCGTGGTATCCCGATCTGGACGAAACTCGCCGAGCACTACAAGG